GTTGAAACATGCAAGGGCTGCTGGGGATCATTCCACAGCACTTTTGCACCTACAATCAAAAATTTCAACATGTATTGCTCAGCCGCCAAAAACTTTGGCTGGCTTCTCCAGAAATTCGTGGGACTCCTCCCCGATTTTTTGGTGTCACTCTTCTGCTCATTCGACTCCCGCGCCTACATCGCTCAGTCCATTAAGGACCCCGATCATCCGTTTCATCACGCTCAAGTATTGTGCATCAAAGTGCACATGCTTCAGACCGCCAACGACCCTGAAGTCTCTGGTCAACGCGTCATCGCAAAGAACGCAGTCAGTGCCTGTTACCGCCACATCACAGAAGGTAACATTGCACTCGACCAGAACTTCTCAAAGTTCTTCGAAACACTTGATCGCCTCCTCTATGGAGTGCCAATTCAGGCTCAGCGCAAGACCGAGCCGTTTTGCATTCGCGTTAGCGGAGCGCCGGGGGTGGGAAAATCCCTCCTCTGGCCCTTCCTCCTCGCCCGCGCATTACGCGGCAAGAGCGCCTCAGACATCAGAAAGATGTTCTACACTCGCGATCCCAGCAACGAATTCTGGGACGGCATCACAGCCGACTGCTTCGGAATCCTCTACGATGACTTCAACCAAAGTCGCGCAGAGGAAGACCTCAACGAAATTATTGCCCTCGTCTCCTCCTCAACTTTTGCGCCTACCATGGCCTCTCTCGCAGACAAGGGCATTAATGTGGAACCACAGATGGTTATGTTACTCTCAAACACCACCACTGTGAGCTCCATCACGCTCAATAGCTCCGAAGCTATCAATCGCCGCCCGCACATCAACCTGATCATGCATCGCGACTCGAAAATCGATAAGAAACTTCCGCCCACATTTGGGCCAGACGGTCTTCCTGAAGGTATCACCTTCACATACATTCCCAAGGGTGCCGACACCCTTGACGCCGCCAAGACCATCATAAAATCTCTCAGCTTTGCTGAGACCATGGTCCTTATCGAAAACCTCTGGAACAAACACCACGAGGTCGCCGCCGAACTAGACGTCCGCTTTTCAAGCTTTGTGATCCCTCCGGATCCTATCGTAGAACGCCATTCCGCACATGGAGCTCTTTACGATAAGATCTCCGGTTGGGTTCGTGCCGTTGCAAACGGTACCAAGAACCTAGCCTGTCTGGGACTCCGCTTTGTCTCAGGCCTACTCTCCTGGCTCGGAAACGTTGTTGGCTTTTTAGCCTCAATCACGCTTGCCGTCGCCACAGCCCTCGGAGGCATTGTCCTCTGGAAGCTCATACGTTCCTGGTTCCAAGGGGACTTTGCACAACACTCTGGTGAAACAAACACCATCAAGCCAACTGTCGCAAAAGTCGCCCTCAACTCAGGAACCGTGGATTCACTCTTGAATCCATGCGAAAACAATGTCGTACTTCTCATATGGCCACACAGCCAAGTATACATTCATGCCACTTTCATCAGTGGTAATGTTATACTCACAAACCGACATTTCTTCCTCGCCGACAAAGACTCGGACTATCAAGTCCTCATGCCTCAGGAGAAAGCATTCAACATATTGTTCCCAAACGGAACTTTTGTTCAATCTCAATGCTTTGACTCCTCACGCCTAGTGAATGTGGTTGATGAAGACCGAGACCTCGTTCTTTATCAATGCACAAAACGCATCCGCCACTTCCGCGACATCACACGCCACTTCTGGAGTGGCGATAGTCTCGTCCAAAACCACCGTACATGCACCATCAACATTGACGTCAACAACCAACGTTCATCACGCATGTATGCCTCAATTGTTAAGGACATAAAGACTTTCGCTTACCCAGCCGACGCCAAAGGAAAGGTTGTGTACCAACACAACGCTTTCACATACTCACTCGCCTCTCGCAATGGTTATTGTGGTGCCCCAATTTTTGATCTGGAATCAATAAATCAGGGGCGTATCATCGGTATCCACACTGGATACGATGGAACCCTTTCATACGGCCTCATGGTTAGTCGAGCTCAGCTAGACTCAGCTCTCACTAAACTTACCGCCAATGAAAGGATTCCCCTCTCAAACCACATTCAACCACCAACACCTGCCGAGACACTCGCAATGAAGGTTCAAACCCACTCCGGGGGCACATGTGACAAAGTCCTCTTCTTACCAACGAAGAGCGATATTGTCCCATCCCCCCTGTCTGGGGTTTTCTCAGAACCCTTCACAATGCCAGCCATTCTCCGCCGCAACGACGCACGGCTTCTCGGAAAAGACCCTCTCATCCTTGGTATTGCCAAATACCAGGGATGTGACGACTTCCCAGAACCCCTCGTCGACTCAGCTGTCCAGTCTCTTACCGAAGAGATACTCTCAAGGGCAGATGACCATCCAAGAGTCATACTGTCCATGGACCAAATACTAAATGGAATCGACGGGGCTGACTATTTCGATAGCATCGCAATGAACACCTCCGCCGGATTCCCATACGTCTTGGAAAATCTAACGAAGAAGGACTTGATCCTTCTCAACGCAGATGGTCGACGCTATCCCAGCGCCCGCCTCACAAGCGACTTCAACACAATCGAGGAAATACTCCTAGCAGGAGCCCTCCCAGAAGTCCCTTACCTTGACTATCTCAAGGATGAGCGCCGACCATTCGAAAAAGTGCTTGCCGGTAAAACCCGCCTCTTTTCAGCCTCCTCAGTCCTCTGGACAATGGTTGTTAGCAAGTACTTCAAGGATTTTGTAGCACACTTTTACAGCATGCACAATGAATCCTTCACAGCTGTCGGGATCAACAAGGGATCACTAGAGTGGCATCGCCATGTCACTTATCTCCTTGAAGTTTCCGACAAAGGTTTCGACGGAGATTACTCCGCTTGGGATGGAACGGTGAGTGCACAACTCATCATGCGCATCGCCGACATTGTCAACTCGTATTACAACGACGAAAACAGTCAGGTGCGCCACACAATAATGCTGTGCGAATCGCAAGGTCTTCATCAATATGAAAACCATATCTACGACACCGACGGTGGTATTCCCACTGGCAGTCCGCTGACTGTCATTATCAATACCATCGTCAATTCCTTGTATTTACGCATAGCTTATCAAGCACTCGCTCCATCCCCATGGAACACGATGTTCCATTTCCGAAACCTAATCCGTTGCCGTATCTACGGCGACGACAACGTTGTCGCAGTCTCCCCCTACCTCTTGGAGACCTTCAACGCACACACAGTTGGCCGGTACCTGGCCAACTACCGCATCTCATATGGTGCGGCCGACAAGGGTACAACGCAAGAAGCACACAAACCCATATTGGAGACCAGTTTTCTCAAAAACCGAATTGGTTACCAGCATGGGTTCTACGTGCCCCTCATGCCCGAAGCAAATCTTCTTGAAACTATCAATTGGATTCGAACAACATTCGAGCCTGAGAAGGCGTGTGAGGACAACTGCAATTGTTCTCTACGCGAATTCTTCTTCCACGGGAGGGAACGCTTCATCACAATCAGACAAGCCATCCTTTCCATCAGGCCACAGTACAATCTTGTGACCTACTCAGAACTCCTCAACGAGTTCCTCTCGTTTGGCCAAGTCGTGCCCTTCAGCAATGACTTTGGTCAGACCAAACACACGCCGGACTACAGTCCCGCACTAGTCGCCAAAATGCGACAACAAGACGCGCTGCCCATCGCCCACGAACTTCATTCAGGGAACAACGCCAGCGCACAATCAAAAATGAATGCCGAAACAACTAAGGAAATCACATCCTCAATCGACGCAATCAAACTCGAACCGAAATCAGGCCAAGGTGTCACGCTCGTTGAACAAACGAAGCCTAACATCGTGACCAGGGAACACAAGCCCACTCAAGGCACATCTCGCCGCGCCGTCTCTCATCTCAATGAGCGACCGTGGAGCCTTGAGACCATGCTTAGTCGACAAAACTATGTCGATACTATTGTATGGCAGCTCGTGGACCCAGCTCTCAAAGTGATCGCTTCCTACAACGTCCTCTCAGATCTTCTCAAACAGGACATTGTCTCAGTGCCATTCACTCGGTTCAACTACTTCCGCTGCAAATCCATTAGTCTCTACTTTTCGACCGCAGCCTCACGCTTCCATCAGGGACGCGTGATCATCGCCTATGTGCCCACGCAACTTCGCCCGGCCATAGCCAACACACCACCGCTCAATCTCTTCAACCTGTGGGCCCTGCCGCACATCGTGCTCGACCCATCAGTTGGAGACAATTCGCAACTTGACATCGACTTCCTCCACTTCAAAGGATTCCTCGATCTCAACGAACAAGACTCACTCGGTCAACTCTATGTGGTCGTCCATAACCAGCTGCAAGCTGCAACTGGTTCTCAGCCAAGCGTCTCAATCAAGATGTTTATGACTGTCAACGACCCCGTGTTCGAAATTCCGCGTGAAGGTGGCTCGTCTTACAACGAAATCACCAACACGCCAGTGGTAGCCCTCCACTCCGGTATCATGGCCGCTGTCATGGACGGAGTAGAGGGCGTTATCAACGCCATCGAACCAGAGAACCTGATCGGTGATATCATCGGCACCATCTTGGACAAACCCCAAGTCAATGCCCCTCCCGATCAAGTGAGTCTTAAGTTCCGCGGCACCATGAACAATGGTGTCGGAGCGGAACAAATCGACAAATTTCAGCTCTATCCCGCGAAGCAGCAGCTTTGCGACATGGAGCACTTCAACCTCAGGTCGGAGCTCCTGCTTAGCCCACACTTTAAGCACAAGCTCTCGTACCTCAGCACAACGCGCTGGACAGCAACGGACATCCCAGGTTCGATTCTCTTCCAAACTCGCGTCGGCCCGCTGGCCGATGCGGGTCCAGTTGAACCCAACAAACCTTTCGCTCTCAACGAGATGGACTACTTCTGTCTTGGCTTCCAGTATTGGCGGGGCTCCCTCCACTATGTGTTCGAAGTCGTGTCCTCCAACTTCCACGAAGGAAGATTGGACATCACCTACCATCCAAACACATCACCAGCCCCGGTCGATTACAACGCAGCCATGTCGCAGTACGCCGCCTCGATGTTCATCCGACAGGCGGGAAACACTCTCGCCGTTGCTTGTCCATACCTCGCCGACAAACCTTGGAAAACCATCTACGCTGGGCAGCCGACCGCTGTCGTGCCCTCTGATGGAAAGTTCCGCTTCCAAGATTTCTTTTCAGGAACACTTGCTCTTAGAGTCTCCGCCTCTCTTCGCGCACCTCAAACTGTCGTTCCCAACGTTGACATAAACATTTATGTCTACGGTGGGTCCGACTTTGAGGTGAGCTGGCCGGGATTCAACAATCGCTCAATCAGCGTTGTGCCGAGTGAAATTCGCCGTAAAGTGCAGCTGCACTCCGGAAAGAAGGACACCCCGTTCAACGTCAACAGTTCGCCAGAAGGTCAGAAAGCCACATTCCTCGCACCCGAGGAGTCACTCACCTACGATCCCAAGATCCCTCATTTTGGTGAGAAATTTGACAACATACAAGAACTACTAAAACGCTATGGTAAGGCCATCCGTGTCCCACTCAAACAGGTGGACAAAGGACTCCATTACGCAACGTTTTCGCTCTTCGATGTTCTCTCGGCGGGAGATGCTACCAACCTCTTCCACGTCCGATATCTCACATGCTTTCGAAACTTCCGCGGACCTCTGTGCTGGAAATTCAAACTCACCGGCACACAATGGAGTGGTACATCCATTCCACAAACTTGCGATGCCTGGGTCTCTTACAACCCAGGCGTCCTCCCGCCCGACCAATTCGTGGCGGAACGTGCTTTCGGCGCCTACGCCGGAACACCACACACGCTCCAAACTGCCTTTCCGATGGCATATTTTGATGAGCATCAACAAGCTGAGATCGAAACACCCTTCCTCAGCATGTCAGCCACAGCTCTCGTTGCCGGTCGATATGACAAAAGTATCAATCTTGGCAACGCCACAGACTACCTCTCTGGTAGTTTCCTCTTCGCTGTGAATACGAACGATAACCTCGTCATGGACGGGTTTATTGACATCTCCCTCGCCTTTGGGGACGAAACCCAAGTTGGCGTATTTATCGGACAGCCGCCCGTTCACTTCGCTGTGGATGGGGCAGGCATATCACCTTGGCCAGACTATTGGCTTCGTAAGGTGTACACTCGTGATGAGTGGGACAATGAAGAGGATTGGACCACCGACATCACACCAGCATCGGGCACACTCCGTAAACCTAGTACGGCCCCGGTGCGAGGAACCACCAGAAAATGAACACTGACGCTTTAATGCGAATAACATCGTTTTCATCTTTTTATTAATTTATTTTATATTTAAAGGTCTAGCTAGATTGCCTCAAGACATCACCTGCGTTAGCCACGAAAGTGCAGAACGGTAAGGTCTTGTACAGCCATCGATATTTTCTCTATAATTTCTCCATACAAATCTATGAACCCACATTTGATTCCATTGCCTTTAGGAAGGTTTGGTAGGGTTCTCTTCTTTTCTCA